AAGTGCGGGTCTTGATTTTCGCCGCCGTGTTCGTCATCTCGTAGGTCGTCTTGAAGATCTGAGCAAGATTGTAGAACTTCGACGGATTGCGGGTGGAAGCCGTCGGCGCCGTCGTACCTTCCGCAAAGGCCGAACCGATGCGGGTCAGCGTCGAGTTTGTCGGGATGGGAGTCGCCGTCGTGCCTTGCGAGCCGCGAGTGATGGTGATGGAACCACCTGCACCGGCCGCCGAAGCGGTAACGATTTCGTTCGCATAGGCGCTGCTGATGCCGTTGCTGGTCGGCTTGTCCACGAGGAACAGATCACCTGCGACAACGTCGGTCGCATCCGTGACGTTCGAGGTGACGACCAGAGACGTGTCCGTCGTCGAGTAGCCAGTCGTATAGTTGACGGTCAGGCGGAGGGCGTTCAACTCCTCCTCGTACCAGGCGAATTCCGGGTCATCGGTCGACTCGGTCCGGACGCGACTGAGCAAGGCGGTGAGGGGCGCCTGCCCAGCCGGGTCGCGGAAAAGAATCATCTCCCGAAAGTTCTTCGGGCGTTCGTCGGTGGCGAAGTCGCCCGAACCACGCAGTCCTGCAATTGCCATTTTGAAACTCCTTGATTAATAGTCGTCTTTGAATTCCATATCAAGTGCCTCAAAGGGATTCAACGGCTTGACCTGACCACCGACGCGACTTCCACCGCCCCGCACAGGGGAAAAGGGTGTCGACGCTGCCGGGGTAGGCTGAACGGGGGCCTGCTGCGTAGGCTGACTCGGACGGGCAAGGCCGAAGGCCGCCCTGACCAGATCACCAATCGCGCGTGAAGCTTCTTCCGGCGAAGCCGTCCTGTTCTTGGACCGATAGAACTGGCCGAGTTCCAGGATGTACGGCTCGTACTGAGGATCCGCCAGATCGGGGTTAACCGACTGGAAAAGTCCCTTCGCCTTCGTGTTCAGTTCCGTTGCCTGATTCACTTGATTGAGCATCACAGGCATCATTGCCTGCATAGCTCGCATACTTGCTTCCAGCACTCCAATATGCAGCTTCGCCGCCAACTTCGGGAGGAGCTTCTCGGGTTCGGTCAGGGCAGCCTGGGCATCCTCTTCAGTGAGGGTGTAGAGACCTTCCAGTTCCTTTTCACGAGCGGCCTTCCAGGTCTGATAGACCTCCGGAGGGGGCGCTGCAGGTTGGGCGGGGGGCTCTTGCGAGGTGACCGAGGCCATCGGGGCCGATACTGACGCGGCTGGAGAAGGCTGCTCAGGTTGGACCCCGGTAGGTACGGACTGGTCAAGGAGACCTGCCTCGGGCAGCTCCTTTCCAACCGCCGTAACTTCCAGGTCCCCTTCGACGGTAAGACTTTCGTCCTCGTCATGGTCAAAGGACTCGGCAAGAGTCCCCCATTGAGCTGTGTCCAGGCCTTCGTCGGAAGACTGGTCAGCAGTGGAAGGGGCTTCCGCCCCTCCGCTCACGAAGGAGGTTGCATCCCCGTCTTGAGCTTCTTCTTGCAGTGCGAAAAGCTTGCGGTACATTATTACCCTTTCGAGGCCATGTTAATTTGATACTGGAGGGTCTCAACCCAGGAGTCCACAGTATCAGTCAAGCTGAGTCGCCCGAGAAGTTCCCCCTTGACTCGTTCCATCTTGAGGGCGTCTCCGATCGACTCGACCGGGGAGCGCAGGAGCTGATTTTGCAGCCCGTCAGCCTGTTCCTGCACCATCGAGACTAATGTGCACCACGCGCGCGACGAAAGCAATACCTGCACTTCTCGCAGGGTAATCTTCGCGCTGAGTTCTTCTTCGTCCATCCTGCTCTCCTAGCCGGTTGCACCCATGCCAGGAATTTGGCCGGGTTCTTGCATATTTCCTTTAAGTGGAACTACATTGCCTGCCTGTGCCATCTGCTGGACCTGCTGGTCAGGGGCAATCTGGATGCGGAACCTGTCGATGTTCTTCAGGCCGCCTAGCTGCGCGACGAAGGCGAAGATGCGGCTAATGTCGTAACTCTGGAGTGCGCCTGGAACGCGGGCCATGTTCGAGAGGAGCGTCTGCCACAGGTTCACCTGGGCGAAGCGATCGATCGGCAGCGTACCATCGACAGGCACGAAGTCATAGAAGCCACTGATCATCTGCTGGTTGATCGGCAGGTATTGCCCGCCCCACAGGCGCTGATCTCCAACGATGCGGAACTGACGCTCCCCTTCCATGAGCTGCTGAGTGGACATAATCAGCTTCTTGGTCAGCGGGGAGAACCCGGTCGCGGAGAACCACTCACACTGAGTCTTCAGGCGGGTGATGCCGAAGGTGGTCGAGGACCGGACCTCCGTCGCTGTCTTCCTGCCTCCGGAATTGACAGAGCCCATGATGTTGTCGTTCACGCCCAGGGTTCGCTGAGCCAGCTGGGCCACAACGTCGCTGTCCATGAGGTTCTGGCGTGTGACGTCGCTGACCGCGAACTGCCGGAGGAAGGTGTTGATGTCCTTCCCTGCCGCAGCCGGCTTCAGGCGGATCAGCTTTCCTGGACCAGGTTCTTCCAGCGATCGCACATCGATCATGTTCGGGTCGACTGCGAACATGTTGTTCAGGGATGCCCGGACGTTGTAGAAGTGGCTGTTGAAAAGCCAGTCCATCGTATTATTCAGCGGCTCGAGGATGTCCAGCATGGATCGGTTGAAAGTGTTATAGCCTTCGACCTCCTGGGTCAGCACATCGAACGGGTACTCATTATGAGCAAGGCCGAGCGGCTGTGCGCCGATGATAACCTGCTCATTCCCGATCGTGAAGACCCACTTTTCAGGCCGGGCAGACGAGCCAAGGCCCAGTTCACTCGGAACGAGATCCCAGTGGAACTCATGCAGATCGACCATCGTCGGGGTGCTGGTCCCCTCGCTGTAATAATTCACGTCCTGGCCGGGAAGCTGAGTCTTCTGCCCAGATCCGGTCATGTCCCTGTTCCTGGACTTCCCGGTCTCCTTCAGGTTCCGAATGTTGAAGTACATGCCGTCGGCAGCGCGCTTGGCAACTTTGACCCAGGGCGTGTCGTTGTAGACGATGCAGAACTCACCTTCCTGAAAGCGCAGGATCGGGACTGACGGGTCGTGGAAGAAGTCCTGCGGACGGATGTTGTACAGGCGGTTGCCGACATAACCTTCCTTCTCGACCGAGATCAGCTTCTTCACCGCAGTGCCTGGGATGGGAACGCCGAAAAGCTCCCGGGGCACCTCGGCCATCTGCGAGAAGGTGAAGACCTCCCGATCCCAGTAGTGCCCGATGATCGAGACGCCATACTTGCCTGGATCCATGAGCCAGAGGAACAGGGCCGGGAGCTGGCCACCGGAGATCAGCTGGTAGTCGAGCAGACTGGCAACGGCGGTCTCCGCGGTCTGGGATTCGCCATGCCGACCCTGGACGGAGAAGACCGGGTCACGGGCCAGGAACACGCTCGTGTAGTACGTGTGCGCTGTGAGCAGCATGGCGTACGAATAGGGCAGCGTGATGGTCGTGTAGTCAGGGATACCTCCCTGGTCACGCCGGTTCCTCCGCACAGCATCGTAGGAGGTCTCGGGCATGTAAGCGGTGAACTGGTCCTCGGCTTTCTTCCAGGCCTCATCTCTGGACTTGCTCTTTTCATCCCGGGAGGCCTTGAGCCGCTGCCGAAAATTGCGCAGGATCTTCTCGTGCAGCGGGGAATCGTAAGGGATTTCTTTGACAGTACTGGACAACTCACTCATGGGGCACTCCTGAAATTGCTAAGTCTTCTTTGGTAGGGCTCATCTTCATCCTCGTCCGCCACTTCCTTGTACTCACCCTCAATCCAGTCCTGGATCATAACGTCCATGGACCAGCAGACTCCGATAGCCAGGGCATCGAGCACGTCGTCGTGCATCCTGACGGATGGGCTGAACTCGATGTACTGAGAAATGAATTTGGACTGAGTGGCTAGGCAGTAAAGGCGAGACATGGCACTAATGTCGCCCAGGGCTTGCAGGATGCGGTCAGGTTTCCTGCGCCGATCATCGTACTTGTGGATAGGGAGATAGACCCGCTTCTCCCGCAGGAATCGCTCGAGGTACCAGGCGAGGATTCTCTGATAGGAAACGGATTCGACGATAATCCCGCTGATCGGGTACTTCCGAGCATACAGGAGAATAGCCATGCCTACCATCTCAGGATCCTGGCCAGTCTCCGCTATGTACTCCACGACGTAGACCTTCCTCCCGAAAAAGGCGATGACCATCGTACAGTTATCATCCGCCTCCGCGCTATCACTGCTGGCCGGGTCGATGGCGATGAAGTAGAAGGCACCCTTGGGGATGTCGTCCCAGTAGCTCAAGTTCGCCTCGTTGAAGGAACTGGTCTCAAGCGAGATCAGCTTGCACTCCTTCTCCCGCATCCAGATATGAGTCCGACCTGCCCGGGCCTCATGGGCCTTCTTCCGCAGGATCTCCGCGGTCGGGTAACGCTCGGGCCAACGGCTCTCGTTCTTCTCGTCCAGGATGCCGAATCGGAAGAACTTCCAGTCCCCATCCTTCTCGCAGGACTCGATCAGGTCGAACTTCGTCTTGGGTGTGTCCAGGATGACCGCCTTCGCTGACGGACACTCGGACACCGGGGCCAGGGAGTTCAGCAGGGCGCCGAAGACCAAGTTCGTCTGCTTGGCCCGCTGCTCGACGGAGGACGAGGCTTCGTCTGTGGACGTGTCGTCGCAGATGATCAGGTCGGGCCGGTAGTCATCCAGGTTGATTCCTCGGACCTGACCCGTGATGCCCAGGGCGATGACCGTGATCGTGGAGTCGATCTTCGCATGCTGAATCTCGATGAACTCATCCGTCCACTTCGACCCCTTCGTCAGGCCAAAGGTCTCCGCCCAGGCCGTGTTCCTCTCCACCTGCTTCTTGAGCCACCTGACCGAGTAGATCGAGTGGGCTTGACTGGCCGAGACGATCAGGATGGTCCGGCTGATCCCGTAGGCGATGCGCTGACTGGCGTAGGTCCGGAGGAGCGTAGTCTTCGCCCCGTCCCGAAAGACCTCGATAGCGACGTTCCTGTACTCCGGCGAGGTGGCCATAAGGACCTTGCCGATCTCGTCGTGGAAGGCTGGGCTGCTCTGCCTGAACGTCTTCGGGAAGAACAGGCGGCCGTAGAGGGTCAGGGACGTAGCGCCAAGCCGGACGGCTTCCCGCGGGCTAATCGGGGTCATTGCCATATGTGAACCTTGAACTTATCCGACTGCATAGGAACGTGGCAGGCCAGGACGACCTGTTCCGGGAAGGGGATGGACGGATCGTAGAACTTCACCACCTCGCAGAAATCGTACTTCCACAGAGTCTCCGGGCAGACCTTCCGCAGGACCGGGTAGTAGAGCTTCTTCAGCTGCCACCAAGCGAGCGGGGTGTGCTGGTACTTGATCTCGACCAGGGTGATCCGGCCCTTCTCAGGTTGGATGATCAGGCCGTCGGGCTGACAGATCCTATAAGCCCGCTCACCTGCCCCGTAGAACTTGAACCAGGGCCCGGGCATGTAGTCGTCCCCGTAAAGGTCCGATAAGTGCTCGTGGACCTTCCTCTCATAAAGGACGCCTTGCCTGCGCGCCCCGGTGTAGGTCAGCCTGCGGAAAAGTGGCGGGACGATCTGCTGAGCCCAAGCCACTTCTCCCACTGGCCTGAACCCTTCAGGTACTTGCAATTCCAACCTGCTCTCCTTCCATGAAAGCGTTCACCGTCTGGTCGGCCAGGAAAAGTTCCCCTTCCTCAGGTGCGGGCAGCGCTTCCTGACCTCCCATAACCTCCCGGGCCTGAGCTAGGTCCCCTTCCGATACGTAGAAATTCTGCTGCACATTCTGCTGCGCTGCCAAATTGATAGCCGTCCTCGGACCAGTCCCATACCCCAGCCGGGCGAGCGTCTTGTCCGCGACCTCCAGAATAAAGTCCGGGTCCTCGGACTCCTCCAACTTCGTGGCCAGCTTGTCCAGGCTGACGTCCGCGATCATGCGGAGCCGTTCCGGGATGGTCTGGCAGATCCTCGCAGCAATCTGCATCTGTCGCTTGTTCAGCTCCACCTGGAACACGTCACTCCGGGTCAGGATGCTGAGCCAGCTCTGACTCACCCCGAAGTGGTCCGCGCATTCCCGGCCCGACCGGCCCGGATTGAGCAGCATCCAATTCAGGATTGCGTGGTGCCTGATGTCCATCTCCTTCAATTGCGTAGCGGCCATGTCTTCTCCTTCACAAGAACTATTTCACGAGCCTGCCCTACCGCTGCCCAAATGTCAATACCTTGGCGGCCGTGGACGTTTCACCCCCAGCTTGCAGCTGGGTGCATAAAGCTAACTATTGCCTGAACTCGCAAACTCCGGTGCGAGGCTCCCCCTCCCCCGCTCAGGGCCGTGCGTGGGGGGAGGGTCCGGCCCGCCTGTAACCCATTGATTTTGTTGGGGAATTTGAGCAGGTGGAGAAATTTCCCACGCCTGGACCGAACCGTGTATAATGAATCTGTCGGAGGTGATGCAACGCATCGCAGAGGTACCGAACACCTGGAGAGGTTTTCCAGTTTCTTTGACAAAATGGTGCGGTGCTCGTGCGCTGGTCGGATGGCCAGCGGCGGGAGTCCGCTCAGAAATAATCCATGAACATAACGGAGGTTTAACATGGAAGCCACAAATATGAAATTCTGCACGAAGACCCTGAAGGATGGAGTCTTGACGGTCGCCATTAATCGGAAAGTTGCGGTTCAGCGCAAGCTGGCCGACTATCCCGAGCAGGTGCGCGAGCAGGCCATGGGCCACGGGTTCAGCCAGAAACTGGGCGATTCGGTGGCCAGCCTGTCGAAGGGGAATAAAGAATCCGAGGCTATCAAGACTGTGCAGGATCTGGATGCGCAGCTTATGGCTGGGATGTGGAACAAGCCGAGCGGGCCTGTTGGACCGAAGGAGACATTCCCCTTGGCTGATCTGATTGAGGGACTGTTCGGAGCACTGAAGAAGACGCCGGAGGGTAGGGCGACTCAGGTCGAGCAGGTGCAGGCCATGCTGGAAGGCATGGACGTGGCGGGCAGGAACGAGGTGGCCAAGAATGCGGCTGTCCGGGCGGAAGTCCTGGCAGCGCAGACGAGGCGGGCTCAGGCCGAGGCGAAGAAGGAGCCCTCGCTCGGGGATCTCCTGAGCAAGCTCGGGAAGGCGTAGGGAATCCTGGCAGGGTCTTCGTGAGAGGGCCCTGCCCGGGCAATCCTGCCCTTTTGGCTGAGAAGGAGAACAAGATGCAAATCCTGTGCAATATAAGTCTACTGCTGGCTGGCAAGAAGTCGGCGAAGGCAATCAAGCTGGCGTCGATCGACGTAACCCAGAGAATCCGCGCCATCAGCAATTGCCTGGACGATCTGGACGAATCCAGCCTTGAGGTCTGCAGTCAGGTGGTCGAGGAGTTCGTCGAGGAGTACGGTCTGCACCAGACGACTCTGACCAGCTCAATCACGGTGCGGGTCTGGGGTAAGTAGGGCGGACAGCCCAGGAGGAATCCTGGGCTTTTCTTCGTCCGGGGCTCGGGGACTCTGGCGCTTGGCGCTTGGGGCCTGCCTGCCTGGGGAAGGACTTGGCGCTCAGGTGGGTCAGCTCACACCCGCCGATGGCGGAGAAATGATGGGGAGAGGAATTGGCGGATTCATCTCCCATTCAATCCCTCCCATATGTCATAACGGGCGGATTGGCGCTCTATGCTCCCCGCTCCAGCTCCGCCACCCTGGCCCTTAGGCGCTCTACCTCATCTCGCAATTTAAGCAACTCAGCCTTCTTGTAATACAACGTTTTACACTCAGGCGAACAATACTTTGCCCAAGTCCGCTTTGGCAAGAAGTGCTTGCCGCAAGTAGCACAAGCGACCAGCTCAAGCATTGTTATTCTCTTTCGAAAAGTTCCAGGATCGACTACCCAGAACAAGCTCATGGACCCAGCTATGCTCCCTCCATTCCTCTCCACAAGTCTGCTGATGCAGGATACGTTCAGGTTCAGACATACTCAGAATCTTCTGCTGTCTCTTCTCTCGCAGATCCTCCCGCATTGCTGCATATAACTCCTTAAGTTCGTGGTCCTGCCTTTTCAATGTCTTCTGCATAGCCGCAATGATGGCATTCTGCTCTAGTACTTTCGCGATTGTCTCACATTCAGGAGAACAGACTCTCTTGAGTAGGGCAATTCTCTTCCCGCAAACGCTGCAATAGTTATACAGGGAATGGGTTCCCTTGGTGAGTGTGTACCTTGACTTTTCCATAATATGCTCCAGTTAGGTCTATAGGATGCGTGGCGCATTCGACGTGTGGCGCATTTGCCCGAGGGTGTTGGCGCACAGAAGAATGCGTAACGGATCATTACACATGCGTAGCGCATTGTCAATCCCTGCAGCACGCCGAGAATCGCCCGCCGCCGACGGGGCGACCAGTATTCTCCGGCCCATGAATTCGCGGATTCTATGGCCCATGAATTGCCCATTTTCCGGGCGATTACTAGATCTCCCTAGTGGGAGCTAATGGGGAACTAGTGGTTCGCCGTGGGGAACTAGTGGGAACTAGTAACGCTAGTAATTTCGGACCCCACCCTTTTCCCCATAATTCTTGTCCCCATAATTTCCCCTTCTGTATATATACTCTCAGTGGTCTATTAGCGTACATAAAGTCAGTGGGCTCTCTAGTATTTTTTGATGCAGATTTTCACCTACTGTATATATAATCTCAAGGAGACCTTCCATCATATATAGACTGCTGAGAGTATATATACAGGAGGAGAGAAAGAGCTAGAGCTTTTGGGTTATATTCGGACGGGAAAATGGGCCGCCCGCCCGATCACTAGCG